CTACTGTATCTCCAATAAAGTCTAAAGTTTTAACTCTTTTGGTTTGCAAAACACCCTCGTCTTTTATGACGATAGGATTTCCATTTTCTTGTAGATTTCGGTATACCATATATTAGTTAAAAAAGTTGAAAGAAGTTTGATGAGATAACAGTAAAAGGATATTGTTTACCACTACCACTATTGTATAATTCTCCAACTTCTGTACTTGTCAATGCTCTATCCCATAATCCTACTTCGTCCATATATCCATCAAACCACATATCTGAATAAGTCCACTCACTATTATTAAATCTATTTGAAAGTCCGATGTTTAAAACTTGAGTACTTGTTCCAAAATCTAAACTTGTAACTGCTGTTTGTGCTGTTCCATCTAAGTATGCAGTAACTGTTGTCCCAGATTTTACCATTACTAAATGATGCCAAGTTGTAGCTGATACTCCTGTTGCTATATCATTTTGTTGAACAGTAGTACCATTTGAGTTAGATAAAGTTACATCTCCATTATAAGACCAAATACTCCAACCAGCAGTAGTTCCACCAGAACCAATGGGACATTCACTTATCAATCCATCTGAATTTGCTAAAGTATTTTCATACCACCACAAAGAAACAGTGAAATTAGTATCACCACCCATTAAGTTATTACGGTATAATTTGTCATTAGTTCCATCAAAATCATAACCCTGATTTATCTTACCGTAAGAAGCATTATTAGTAGCTCCATCTACTGTTAAATCATTTGAAGCAGAGCTATCAGTAGCTCCACCATCAAATTTATAATATGAAACTAAATTGGTTGTTAAAGCCATATATTATTCGTTAAAAAATAAAGGTAAACCATTCCATTCTTTCTTAGAACAATTAATTGGTTTTTTAAATTCTTTATTACATTTTTTACAATTCTTTATCATATTCTATATTATATTAGCTCTGACTTACACTTGCTACGCATCCCCATTTAGCAGTCACTGTGTCATAAATAAATCCAACTGTTAAGACCTTTGATATAACTGTTGTTGTTGGTAATGCTACTCCTTTTGCTTCAAAATCAGAACCCCAAGCTATTGCTCTAGCAGTTCCATCATCTTTAATTCTAAATATTAGTTTTTGAAAGTTTACTTCAGCAGTTCCTACCATATCTACATCTGTAATTGCTGCACCTAAAGCTGTAATTGTTACTGCATCATAATCGTCAGAATCAACTTCAGGAGTTGCATCAGTAGTAAATGTTAATACTCTTGGTGTAATTGTTTTATTAGTAAGAGTAACTTCAGCACTATTTTTAGTAGCATCTGAAGTATTATCTACATTAGCTAAACCTACATCTGTGCTGTCTAAACCAGTAGGGTTATTTATAACTGGAGTAGTTAGAGTTTTATTAGTAAGAGTAACTTCAGCACTATTTTTAGTAGCATCTGAAGTATTATCTACATTAGCTAAACCTACATCTGTACTATCTAATCCAGTAGGGTTATTTATCACTGGAGTAGTAAGTGTTTTATTTGTAAGTGTTTGTTCACCTGTAAGAGTTACATCACCTGCAGTAGCACTTGTAACATAACCTTCATCATTAGTCCATTGAGAATTACTACCAGTTTTATTGGTAAGATTTGCTGCACTACTTGCAGTCATACCACCACTTGTGATATTGGTATATCCAAGCATTTTGTTTTTGCTTCCTCTTATTTTATTAAATATCGAAGCTATAATTTTTTTAAGATATTTCATAATTAATTTTATATTGTCCTTTTAATTTTTATCTTGTAAGTTTGCTCTAAGTCTACTTTAACTTGTTTCAAATGTTTTCTGTCTTCCTGTAGCCAATCTTCTCTTTCAGATAAATCTGATTCTTTTTTAACAATTTTTGCTTCTCTCTTTTTAACTGTTTCTAATTTAGCTTTAACTTCTTCTACTAATACATTATTTTTTTCTGTATTATTTTTTATTTCAACTTCTAATTCTTTAGCTTTACTAATTTGTTTATAGATAACTTTATTTAGATCAGAAATATTTTTCTCTTTACTTTTGAAAGATGCTTCTTTTTCAGAAATTAAGTCGTCTTTTTTAGCAACTTCGTCATTAACTTTTTTAACGTCTTTATTAACAGAATCTAATTCTTTTTTTTTCAATAAAACTGTAGCTGACAAAAAACTTAACCTTTCGTCTAATGAAACAAGGTCATTCTCTTTTTTTTGTTTTGTTTTATCTAAGTCAACTAAAGTATTATTTACTTCGGTTTGTCTTTTATTTATATCAGCAACAAAAGCATTGTAATCATCTTCTGATTCAATTTTTTCTTTAATTTTTGCAGTAATTTCTGAATCAATGCTATCTAACTCTCTTTTCTTTTCTTTAACAGCATTAGGAAAAACTGTAAGTTCATCTTTACTATCTTTAATTGCTTTTAGGTATTCATTTTTTTTGCTTTCAAGATCATTTATATCTTTTGTTAAGTCAGAAACTTTATCTGCTTCTTTTTTAGCTTGCTCAATTTTTTTAGCGTAATAATCTAGCTTGGAGGTATCAATTTTTTTAGATACCCCTTTTTCTTTTTTCTCTGTTCTAAGATTTGAATAAACCATATTAATTTAAGATTAAGCTTCTTGTAAAAAAGCGTGAGCTTCTACAGATGAACCTGTAACTGTACCAACTCCTTGATAAGTTATTTTTACAAAATTAGCACCCATTGGAAGTGATATTTTAAAGTTTCCGTCTTCAATAGTATTCCATACACCATTGTTTAAAGTTATGTCTGCTCCACTTACTGTTATATTTGTTTCATCTACATAATTAGTTCCATCAATAGATGATTGAACTTTTACATTTAAAGAAGTCAAACTTCCTTTTGTATAATAAGTATAAAATACTACTTGATTATATTTTTGAACATTATCAACTACTGTTGAATCTACATAACTTGTTGTAGTTATAGCAGCTGCTCTGATAGGGACATTTAAACTATTTCTCATATATTTATTATTATTTTAATTTACTGACTTCTCCACCCTTAATAAGGAAAAAGGAGAAGCGTGTCAAAAAATTAAGAATTTTTGAACGATTTATCATAATCTGGATCGCCATCTAGGAATAAGAATGTTGTACCATTTGCTATCAATAATTCATTATATGATTTACCATTGATAACTTTTTCTGTTTTGCGTACTACTCTTTGTCCATGAAGTGTCCCCAAATTTATAATTTTTCTTTTTTTTGGAGTTTCAACTACTTTTGGAGTTTCAACTACTTTTGGAGTTTCAACTACTTTTGGAGTTTCAACTACTTTTGGAGTTTCAACTACTTTTTTTATTTTTTTAGCCATAAACTAATTTGTTAAGTTTAAGCACCTGCTGTAGCAATTCCACCACCTGCTGATGCTGCTGGAGCAACTGCATCACTTAAAATTGATGCGTCTGCTTCTACTGTTTTTACAGCATTAAATGAAGAACAACCTTGTAGGTATACATAACCTGAAGTAGCAACTGATGTTACTGCTTCTGCCATAGCACCTGCTGTAGTTGCACCATCACCTAGATCTGCTGACATAAGTAGACAGTTTTTGAATATTACCCATCCGATAACACTATTTGCATCAGGTAAATCAATACAAGAAGCTGTTGTTTTATCAGAGAAATTGATAATATTACAATCTACAAAATAAGAATATCTTGCAGGAGTTTGGATAACTAATGGAGCTTGGTTAGCTGCTGTATGTTCTACAGTAGAGTTACCAATTTGACATTTTTCATAATGACAAGTATCTCCTTTGAAAAGTAATCCTTGAGTCACAGTTGTAAGAATTGAATTTACTTCAAAACTACAATTTTTAACAAAAGTACCTTCACCAGTATCAATCATAGCACTTGTTTGTGCTACATTTGTACCTGATTGAATAAATTTAATATTTCTAAAAGTATTTCTTGTACCTGTGTTGGTTACAACAGCAGTACTACCAGCAACAGAAGTTGCAGGAGTTGACCATTTAGCACCTTGAGAGTTTAATCTTCCACCACCATCCATACCAATGAAATGGATTCTATTTTTAGCAACAGTTACCATAGCTTCGCTATGTGAACTATCTGCATCTAAAAGAATAACATCATTGTTATTAGATGTTGCTGCTGCATAAGCTTCAGCAATAGTGTTGAAAAATCTTACTATTCCATTAGGATCTGTTTTCATAATTTCTTGCATCCTATCGTAGTTTTCTTCACCAGCATCAGATGCTGACATAACTACAAAAATACGACCAAAAGTTGGAATGATTGAAGAAACCATTGCCATTATACCTTGACCATATCCTGAATTTTTGTTATACATATTTATTTTGTTATTTATAATCACCACCTACCACCAGTCTAGCTTTCGCTAATTACTTGATTACAAATTTTGAATAAAGTTTTAAACTAACTATTCTAGCTAGTTGGAGTTGAACCTACGATTCCTTTTGGAGAAACCACAGCTATAGAATGAGAACCACGAACACCATAAGTCCAATCATCATTACTTGCGTTTTGATCTGGAGTTTTAAGATTCATGTTTTCGAAAATTCCATAGTAAGCTTGCCATCCCATTTGTCCTTTACCAGTACAAGCTAGGAACCACCATCTTTTCTTTGTACTATCGTGAGCACCAGTAGAAGTAGTAGCTAAGTAAGGAAGAACAACGTGTTTATATCTACCTTTTTGTTCGTTAGTAACGCCTGCATTTGGAGCAGCTAAGTCAGCTGTAGATTTCAATAATTGTCTTACTGAATTTACAGTTGTTTCATCGTCACCAGTTACAATAGTATTTGGTACCATAACTCTTCTTTCACCGAAGTTAGAAAGGATATTTGTATTATACAAATTTCTTGCTACTTCTAAACCACCTTGTGAGAAAGCAGGATTACCACTTATAATATTAGTATAAGTTTCTGTACTATGAGCTAATGTATGAACTGCTGATAATACAGCTAATTCATCACCAACTGAACCATCTACAGTTTCACCATCCATATTTGTGTATGAAGTAGCAGTAGCAAATGTTAATACGTGTGATAAGTCTAATTCTCTTCTTTGTGGAATGAAATTTGATAATGACATTAGGTCAGCTTTAACTTTACTAGCATAAGCTTCACCATATCTTCTAAATTCCCAAGATACATTAATTTCCATTGCGTATCTTTTTGCGATCATTGTCTTGTTATAACCGATAGCTCCTCTTGCTTTAGGAGAATTTTCACTTTCTCTTTTTAGTTTAGCAAAAGTTTCTGTATCGACTTCGTCATATCTTTTACGATCATTTGGATATGAAGTTAAATCTTCTTGAATAAACAACTGTGCTGCCACAGGTGAGATCATTTCTGACAAATGTGTAAATTGTTTTTTTGTCAAATCTGAAAACTCACCCATTGTTGCTTTTGCCAAGTAAGTTGCAAAATTACCCATATATTTAATATGTTATTATGAATTAAGTTTTAAACAAAAGCTTTTTTGTTTACTGTAAATACACCTGTAGTAGCTGAAACAAATTGTTTTAGTTTTACGATGTCTGCTGAAGATGCTGCTTGGTTAACTGTCTTTTCGTCAGTTAAATCCATTAATTCACCTTCGTCTGTTACTGCTATTGTACTTGATGTATCAGCTAGCATTTCGCTTGAAGCATCCAATGGTACTGCAACTAACACTCTTGTGTTATCTGCGTAGTCTGAATCTGTAGAAGCGATAGTTTGTAATATAATACCAACAACAGCTGTATCTGATGAATCAGCTGGTTCGATTATATCGTCACCTGAACCTTCTGCTACTAATGTGTTAGCAGCGAAAGCTGTTGATGCTGTTTTACGGAAATATTTATATTCCCATCTTCCTCTATAAATAGAAAACATATTTATAAATTTTAATGAATAAAAAAAATATACATAAAGTATATGTATCTCTTTAATGCGTTTTTACAGAGGTTCGCTCCTCGTAAGAGATAGGTATTTTACAGGGTAAGCCCAACCCGATGATTGTGTTAGTATTACGACCACTAACGAGGTGATACAGTAAGGGACAAATATCTTGATCCCCTACTATAATGCTCGTTATAAATTTTACTTCTTATTCTCACTCTTTAATTGTATCACATCTTCAATGTTTTGTAAAGTTAAATCTCTAATGTTATCCACTCCAAAAACTTTACACTCTGCAATAGAAAAACTTTCTGCCATTTTATCATTAATATAATTATTAGTATTATCAAATGCAACTTGTGCTACTTTCATAATATACATAACATCAACAAATTTAATGTTTTTATCTAAAAATAAATGTGCTATTTCTAAATAGATTGGAGCATAAGTTTTTTGTAATGCTTCTGCTGATTCGTGATTAGCTAAAGATGGTTTATGTTTAGCAATGATTTGAATTATCTCTTCTGCTATAGGAACACATCTTTTATCTTGGTCAGACATTTTTGTCTTAATTCTTTTTTCTTGTTGTTTAGTTAATTTATCCATAGTTTTAATTTAATGCTTTTTCTGGTAATGTGATTTCTCTACCATCTTTTAATTTAAGTGTATACATATTTTTAGGTATTTTTACAACGTTTTCAACCTTTTCTCCAGTTTGATAACTTTTGTAATTTTTGTAATCATATTTAGTTTCATCTAGCATACCATTTTTGATTACTTCAAAACCTTGTTCTATATTTACAATTTCTCCTAATTCTTGTTTACCTTGATTCATAAAAGGTAGATATTCTACTTCATGAATTTTTTTATCATCAGTTATAACTTGTAGCATAAGGTATCTTCTGCCATCTACATCTTTCTTTTCATAAGTAGCTCCAAAACCAATTACAGGTTTTTCTTCTAAAAATCTAATTAAAGCTGTTCTGTTTTTAATTTCCTCTACTTCTTTTTCTTCTGTAACACTACCTTTTTCAATACTAGCAACTCTTTTAACTAGAGAATCAAAATCTTTTCTATTAATAGTTATTTTTTCTTCTTTAATTGGTTCTGGTGTTGATGTTGGTGTTTCATCTTGCAATGAATCAACCTCAACTTTATCTTTTTTATTATCCATATATATTTATTTATTTTTTATTAGTATAAGCTTTGTCACCCCAAATTTCTTTTAACACAGCTTGTCCTTCGTCTGAATCAGCATGATTTGGTTTAGCTGTTGTATTGAATGAAGGTGCACTTCCATTTACATTTGGAGTTTTAATATCTTCAGGTGGTAAAGCTACCCCTGCTGCTTGATTAAAAATATTTTCAACTTTATCTAAGCTTACTTCTTCTCCTGCTGTCAACTTATCAAAATAATGATTTATCATACCTTTTTGGTCATCATCATATTTCTCTAAAAGTTTATTTTTTTTCTCTGCAATCAAAGAATCAATAACAGCTTTCTTAGAACTTTCAGTAGCTTGCTTAATTATATCATTAGCATCTACTTTTTGTTCTGCATCTACTATCTTACCATTTTCATCTAAAGTTTTTCCTTCTTCTTTTAGATTATTAATGATAGTATCTTTATAAACCAAAGCTTCCCTAAGCTTTTTATAGTTAGGATCTTGATTTGCTTTAAGATCTTCGATGGTCTTATTATTTGCTTCTAAGTCAGTTTTCAACTTAAGAGCTTCTTCTCCTGATGCTTTAAAAGCATCTAATTCTTCTGAAGTTGGTACTTCTCTTTCTGTACCATCCTCCAAGATGATTGTTTCTGGCATAAATTAATATTATTCCCTACATCGCATATATATCAAGCCTGCGAGGTTGTGGCTGATGGGATTTTTAAAAAAAACCACTACTTTTTCTTTGTTGTGTTGTTCGGTACAATTATCTCTTCTAATCTATCTTTCAATAACTCAATTCCATTTGCTGTCATTTGGAAATCTCTTAGAGCTTGTGAATCTAAGCCCTCTAATACTGCTGCTTCTAAATGGTCTACTATTATATGTTTATATTCATTATTAAAAACTTTTGAACTTAATATCCTTTGAGCGTCATCATAATAATTTTGTAAATCTTCTGGTTTCAAATCTTGGTAATCAAACCATTTCAAACCTCTATTAAATATTCCTTCTACAACAGATTTAGGATTAGCTTTTTCACCTTCTACTAATTCTAATTTCATTTCAAGAATAGCTACTTTTTCTTGGTAATCAAAAATTTGATTTTCCAAATCTTCTATTTTTTTTTTATTTATTTTAAACATATTATCTTGCTTCAGATCCTACTTTATTAATTGAAGGTTTTGGTGTAGATTCTCTTCTTAATCCACCAGCTACCTGTGCACCTGTATCTCCACCCATTGATTTCATCTTATTCATTATATCTTCTGCTTCTGATCTAACTTGTTCTTGATCTCCTTGAGCTTTTTCTTCTTGTTGACCTTGTCCAGGAGCTTGTTCTTGAAACCAATTCTTTGCCTTCCATTTTCTTTCGAAGTCTGTAACAAGTGAATCAGGATTTGGTTTTCTACCAGTAATTTGCATAATAGCAACACCTTGATTAAGTTGATCTTGGAATAATACTTTATCTAATGCTGTTCCTTCTTTATCTTGTGACTCTACTATTACATACCAGAACTTAGGTATAGTAAATAATTTTTTAATATTTATATATTTGAATCTCATTGATTTACCTCTCTTACCCATTTTCTCTTCTTCATCATATATACCTTGTCTTTCTTCTTGTGACAAATCTCTATCAACAAAGTTAATTTCTTTTCTTCCTGTCATTCCATTTTCGTACTTACCTTTATCTAATGAAAAAGCTCTATATACATTTTGGATTTTTCCACTTAATGGATCAAATTTTCTTCCTTGAGATTTTGTATAGTTTTGTAATACATTATATAGTCTTGATTCTGTTAAATCTTTTTTAGCATAAGATATTGAGAATATAGCTACACCTAATTGTTTTATAAATTGTTTGTTCATTGTCAAAATTTCAGTAGCACTCTTATCTCCACTACTTGATAATCCTTGAGCTACATTACCAGCACCAATAAACTCTTCTGTTTTTTGTTCAATCAAATTATACATCTTGAACTCTGAATCTGTAACGCCATTGTGATCAATCATTTTCTCGAAGTCTTTTGCTTTCAAACCTTGAGTAGTTGATCCTGGATTCCAAATATCCCTTGAATATAATTTTTTAGAAGTAGCTAATGGTGGTTCAACAGCTTGTTGGAATTTACGCATAAGTAATCTAAGCATTTCATCACTTAAATCTTGTAGGTTCTTAGCACTTGCTGCTAAAGGTCTACCATAAGCAAAATCCATTGCATTTTCTTTAAGAGAATACATTCTTAAATTATATTTGTTACAGAATTTATCTGGTAGCTTTGTTCCAACTGGGTACATCATTACACCATTTATAATTACTTGATACTCATCATCTGGTAATGATTCATAAGTAATGATCTCAACTTGTCCATTTGCTACGTCAGAAAATCTATAACTTAATGCTCCACTTAAATATTCACTTCTAGTTCTATTATCAGGTTGAACGTGTTTCCAATTTTCTAAATGTCCGAACTCACTTTTAGCTGTATCAAAATTCATTACATCAACTGTAGCTATATAAGGTTGTCTATCAATTTCGTCAGCTGGAATACTTATATCACCTAAAAATACTTTAAGTCCAGAGATAAGTTGTTTTTTCGCCATTTTAATTTTTGATTTTCCATCTTTTAGCGTAAGCTCTAAAAATTTTTCTCTAACGAAAACAGCTCTTTGGGTAAAGAGTTCAAAATAAAATTTCTTCCAGAAGTTATCATCTTCTTCTTGTTGGTTAGTTCTCATTACTATATCTGTCATATCGTCACCCAATTCTAATAGTTCTTTATCTTCTTTATTAAAAGTTCTAATAGTAGGTTGGAAGTTCATTGTCAAAAGCTCATTGATAATAGTTTCAATTTTCTTTTCTAACAATCCAGAGTTTACTCTAGTTTCAGAATCATTTTTCTTTGGTTTCAAATAAGTATTACGAGCATTTTCGTTTTCAATATAATCTGTAATGTAATCTCTATCGTTAAAATACCTACTTGGGGTATTTCTCATTTCTTTTGCCTTGTCTAAATTTTTTAGATAAAAAGCATAAGCACTTAATTCTTTTTCGCTGTAAACCTCCTGTATTTTGGAAAATCTTTCCATTAACTTTTCTTGGTTTACAACACCTGTTGATTGTTTGTCCATAGTGTTTATATAATTAGTATTCCACCAACCCCCACTCAAATTAGTGGTAATTGGTGCTAGGTTTTATTGCCAATCGCTACGACTTAGTCGTGAGAGGAGCGAACTCCTACGATTGATGGAATAGTAATTAAATTATTCCGTCTGCTATATTTTCGTTTTTCATATTGTTTTTTTCATTATGTTTATTATTTTATTAAATATAAAATCCTATATCAAAACCATACCAATATTTTCTAATCCAAAAACCTTTATAGTTTTTTTTAGTTATTTCTGCTCCTGCTGATGGAAAATCTAAGAGTTTAAAAATACCAAAATGAAACATAAACTGTCTAGTCCAATATACATTACAAATACCTAATTTAAAGTGCCATTTATTAATTGTAAATTCTCCTTTTTTCATATTTATTTTAATTATTATCTTTTACCCCCACACAATGTGTGGTGGGTACATGTGACCATGCTTGTCGGAATAATCACACCTAGTAAGAAAAAATCTCCACCTACCATAAATACGTAATGATAGGAGTAAAGGATAACAAATTGTAAAGTAATTTGAGTTGCGAACGATAACTCAAATAGAGTATAACATATAACCAATAGAAAGTCAATTATATTTTAAATACCCCTATAAATATTCTCTTTTGAGTCTGATTTTGGTGAGTGAGTTTTAACTTCACCCAAATCTTCTTCTATATTTGTTTTCATTTGGTAAGCAATAGTTAATGCTGTCAATAAATCGAAATGGTTTGATGCTTCTGGATCAAACTTAGTAGAACCTAATAATGATTTATCATAAGTAAGTATCTCATGGCAAATTATTTCACTCGGACAATTTAAAGATCCAAGATTAACTAAAGCTTTTAATTCATAAAACATTTTAGGTTTAGAGTTTCCAGTAGTCAACCAACCAAGTCTTTCAGTTTCAGTTATATCAAATTTATCATCTTTAACTTCTTTATAGATTTTATCTTCAGGATAATTCCTTTTAAGTATAGCCAACGTAGCATGTCCAGAGTTATTTCTTTCAACAGCTACTAATGGAAAATAGTACATCTCACCAGCAAATTTAATTTCATAAGCAAGTTCATCTGGAGCAATAAATTTACTAGCATAAGTAGCAACTACTTTTGGATGTTTAAGAGATGGTGTCATATCTAATATAACAATCGCACTATGATCTCTTTTTACGCCTTCAGCAGGATCCACGCCCATTACATAAGTATGACCTGTTTTAGCTTCTTCATATATTTCCCAATCATAATTTATTACTTTAATAGGAGAAGTTGAGTTATCTTTCATCTGTTGAGCAATAACTCTATCAAATAAAGCTGCACCTGAACCAACAAAAGCTTCTTCTACATATATAGGATACTCTTGTTTCAGCAATTCCCAATTCTTATTCATACCTAACCAAAGATGATAATAATGAGTAAGTTGTCTATCATCCATATATTCATATCTACTAGGATGTTGTATTACTTTAATATTATGATCTTCTTGTATTTTCAAAAACTCTTTAGGAAATTCAGTTTCAATTTCTTCATCTTTAATTCTATTTAATTCTCTATCATCCCATTGCCAGTTGTAAAAGAACGCTTTAAATTCCGTAGGTTTAATTTTTTGCCCTGCTGGTCTATTCCAAGCTGTCCAAAACATATCATAGTAAAGACCACTATTACCTTCAGCTGTACTTTCTATAGTAACTTCCCCTGATGGTGGTACAGATTGAATTGTACCAGACAATACTTCTTGAGCTTTTTTAGGATATTTAGCACATATCTTAGCAAACTCTGATATATGTAGTTTATTAGTAGTAGTACCACGACCAGAAGTCTTAACCAATATAGAAGAATAAGTACCATCACCAAAACCAAGTTTAAGTCTATTAGCACTTTCATTATCTACAGTATACAATTTCTTTAAGTCATATCCTGGTATCTTAAAATGTTCCCATGCTAACATCACTTTTTCAAAGATTGTTTGTGAACTATCCTTATCATAAGACAATATAAGAGCATAAATATTAGGATTAAAAAAAACATCATCTGCACTATCTACAGCAGCAAAGGTAGTAAAACCTAACTGCCTTGATTTACAAATAATGTTCCTTGAACCACGATTAGCTAAAAAATGGGCTTGAGCTCTATTCAATTTAAAAGTAACGAGATTGGTATCTTTATCAACGATCTTATAATAATTATTTATTCTATGTTGTTTGTCAGCCATAAGGTTATATAAACTTTTCTAAATATTTAATAGGGTCTTTTTTAAGTACCATTTTTTGAAGATGATATTGCCATCTTTCCCCATCAAAAAAGCAACCACTACCACTACAACAAGATGTATGATGCCAATGTTCATCTTGATCTTCATATTGTTCCCATGGATAATCTCTACCAAAAAATGCTTTTGCAAAATCGTGGTCAAAGATAAGTTCTGAAATAAGATAATCAAAATTATCATAAGAAAACCAACTATCTGAATAGTGGCTATCAGATGATTCAAACATTGATATATTTGAAAATTTATATCCATTGTTAGTAGCTTTCTCAATAGCTTTTTTTAATATTTGTTCATTATTCATAAGTAAGATTTATGAATAGGTATGAATACCTATTTCTGATTAAGCTTCTTCGAAGTCTGCTTCTTTAACATTTTCGTTATCCTTATTAAGTTCATGGACAACTTCAGCAGCAGTTAGGGTTTTAATTGTAGTTACTTCACTCTTATCAGTCCACCCTGCTATATTCTTTAACCAAGCAAAACATCCTGATGAATTTCTACCTGACAATAGACTTTGTTCCACAAGAGCAGTCAAATGAGTAAGAGCTTGTCTTATAACAGGAGCTACTATTGAATTATTATCTTTCATTATTTCTTTAAGGTTTTGCCAATTAGTACCAAGCGACAAGGCTAATCCACTTGAAGTAGGCATAAGCCCTTTTGACTGACAAAAGTTTAAGTAGCCTTCTATAGCAGCTTTCACTTCTTCAGGATTACTAAAAGTCAATTCAGTCTTAGGTTGAATTTTTGTTAGGAAGGGAGCATCGTCTACATCTTCAAAAATTAAATCTGGTGGTGTAGCCATATTCTCTTTAAACTCCACTAAGGACTTTTCATCTAAGTCGGATTTGTTCATGCTAACTTTTTTTATATTTTTTTAAATTTACTTTCATACATTTTTTAAGCATTTTTTCTTGGAAATAAGCTATACATTCTTCATTTTCATATCTAACTGGTACTCCTCTATTATCTAAAACATACAAACAATAGTGTAGTAATTCGTGATTTAAGTGTCTTAAAAATTCATCTGGTGGCAAATTATGATCTACCCATATTAAACAAATACCTCCATCAGCCCAAAATATACCTTTAGATTCTTTTCTTTCTGTTCCTTCGTAACCATATTTTCTAGCAATTTCAAAAAATGTTTCTATATCACAATTATATATCCAACTTAATGGGGCATTGTAATGTTCTTCTTTTATTTTTATTAAATTCATAAGTGTTATATTATTATTATATTTCTTTAAGTATTATATCTCTCGGTAAAAAATCACAACAATAATAAGATGTATTAAAAGTTATTTTATTATTTATTTTTCCATCAATTTGCTTAAAATTAATTCTTTTATCTAATAATAAAAGTTGCATATTTCTATTAAAATTTTTATATACCATTTTACTAGACCTATCATTGAGCCAATTAATATTCATTAACAATGCAAAAGGTTTATTAAAACTTAATGCTCTTTCAAAATATAATCTTTTATTTGTGAAGGGTGGGTTACTAATTATTATATCCCATTCTTTAGGTTCATATTCAAAAAAATCTTGATTAGTTTCTATATGACTATATATTACTTTATTAGTTTTAGATATTTCTTTAACAAAATTACTATCTTTAGTATCAAAAGGACACCAAATAATTTTATCTTTAGGTATATATTTTATAATAGGCAGAACTCCTTCTAACGGAGTATAGCATTCATCATTTTTACCTTTTGAATAAAGTATTTTATTGCTGTCCATATTTATGTTATATTATTCTTATATTATTTGTTATATTATTATTATATTATAGCATACTTATAAATACTAAGCAAGTTAATAAGTGGTAGTAGGGGGTTGACAAAACTCGTGGCGTGGTATATACTTACTATATTATTATTAATGTATTATATGAAATTTACGGAACAACAATATCAGATTGGAGTAATGCTCGGTGAGAAGTATGAGGATTATGTAAAACGATGGTATGAAAAAGAATATAGTCCCTTGCAGATAAGTAATATGATCTATGACAAATGTAAGATAAGGATCACCAAGAGGAGTATACAACGCCATGTGCAAGATTGGGGGATAAGCAGAACTACCAAGCAATCCTTCGCAATTTATATGAAAAATAAGATATAGTAGAAATACTATATTTTTTTTATGTGGATAAGTATTAGTGTCGTGTATTGACAAGTGCGACATAGTGTGTTATAGTTACTACATAATTTAACTATACTACTAACAACAACAATATGAGTATGCACAAATGTGCTAAGCACAAACAAATCTTTATTGCTTTGAATAAAGACGTAGGATTCGAATATCCCAACTATGTTAAATTTGTTTTAGACTTCTATCAAAACAAAAATATGAGTGGGGTAGAAATAGCAGAATATATAGAGCAAAATACGGGGATTGAGATAACGCCACGTAGTATACAGCGAGTTGTAGCTAAATATGGGAGAGTTAGGAGTGTAAAAGAAGCTTATAACCTAGCAATTAAAAGGGGGAGAGTAACTTGGAAGTGTAAAGACTTCAAATATAAGAGATCCCGACTAAGTAATAAGCTACGCTATGCAATACTTAAACGAGATAACTCCAAATGCGTTTTATGTGGTAGGGGGATAGAAGATGGTATAATGTTACAAGTGGAGCACGTAACGCCTGTGAGCAAAGGGGGTCTAAGTAATCCTGACAATTTAAGAACCTTGTGCCATGAGTGTAATAAAGGCAAACAATTAAGCGAAAACGAAATATAGTAGAAATACTATATTTTTTTTATAGTGTTTTTTGAAATTAGATATACGTGCAATGTGGTATAGGTGGGGGGAAAAATCGAGCTAAGAAAAGACCCACCCCCACCCTTGCTCATTTAAAGCAATAAAAAGATAAAAAAGCATCTTAACAGGTGCTTTTTTGTGTATTTGGCTATGTTTAGCTCTTTTTTGTTTTTATTGTATAGTATAGCAAGAGGAAGCGTCGTAAAATAAACATTTGGCGACGCCTATGATATACGACATCAAGCCTTGTTTATAGCTATGTTTAGCACAATATACCTAAATACTTGTAAGACATACCAAACAAGACTTAAAAAACAAGCTCTAAAATTGACTTGTAAGCGTTTTATTTCCAATAGTTGATATGTTTATATCATTACTCAAACGATATAATACAAGTGATATTACTCTGACAAAGTCAAACAAAAAGTATAACTAGTTTTATATATATTTTAAAAGTTATAAGAATAAAAAAATATCAAACAGTTTGAAAAAATTAGCTGAAGTGTCGTATAAGTTTTAAATCAATTTTATTGCTAATTTAAGTCCTCATTATTATAATATAACCCATATAACCGTGCTACTCTGACCGCGTTATCAAGGTTATAACCTTGTGATGAATTTTTATAACCTTATACTTGGAACAGGATGGTATAGTAATAGTATAAATATATCATAACTTCACGATAAATACCCTAAACATAACATATCTTAACAATACACAATTTTGCGACGCTTCACAATCATTTTTAAGACTTTTATATAATAGAGTTGATATAGTGTTCATCTTTTATTATAGACTAGATCCTGATACAAAAAAACACCACTTTTTGAACTTTTTGGCGGTATTATATATATGTTTTTTTGCTATTGATTGATTGATAATAATATACAAAGTTATCCACATATAACACTTGACAACATATAATATCTATGCTATAATAAACTATGTAAGAGATTAAGACTTTACATAAATAGTTATTTAATAACTATATAGAGAGTATAAAGATATAATCGGCTCTGGCTGATATTATCTTTATACTTTCACCCGTAAAGTATACTATTATCTAACATTATAAATCAATTTAATTAACTAATCATAAACATTATGAAAACATTAAAACAAAGAAAAGCTTTTGATAAATACCAAAAAGCACAAAATAAATACTATATAGCACTTGCTATAAATAAAAGAAATGAAAAAAAACTACTTGATAAAGTAAAAGAATTAAGAAAAAACTTAAAATAAATAAACAATACATAATTTAATTAAACCTTTTTTACTTGCTTATAACATAAATTACAAGCAAGATAAAACAGATTTTAACTGTTATAACATATAATTTATATGACTAATTTAGAAAATTTAAAACAAGATGAAGTTTTAAAACAAATACTTGCTGAAAGTTTTGGCGGTGTTATATATAATATAACAAATAAAAACAAATACAATACAAAAAAATTATTAAAAAAATGGGAGAAGCTAACAAATTGTGAAAAAGAAAATGTAGGTGGATTGATAACGGGGGCAATAAACTTTATAAAATAAATAAACAAAAAAATATGAAAATAAAACTAAAAACTTTTAGTAAATATAATATACTTGATAAAAAAGATTTTTATAAACAAATATATAATTATCTTATAAAAACAAAACAAGGTTTTTGTTTTACTTCTATTGGTATTATATCAAGAGAAGACTGCGAAAGAATTATAAACTAATAATATAATAAAGACTATAAACATCAAAAAATAGATTTTACTTGCTTATAAATTGACTTGTAAGCAAGATAAAATTTATTAAGGTTATAATATACCATTATATAATAACTAAAACTAAAAAATGTAGTATGACTAAACAAGAATTAAAAATCTCCAGACTGGAGCAAAAAGTTGCTAACATAAAACAAGAATTAGCAACAGAAGTGGGAAGTTATACCCTTGACTGTTTTGACATGGCTATATCTTTAACAAGAGAAGCTGAACAATTAAAACATAAATTTAATCTAACTAATAATAAATAAAATATGAAATATACAACAGAACAAATAAATCAAATGGAATTAGAACAAGAACAAAAAAACCTTTTAAATGATGAGTATTTAACAGGGAAATTTAATTCTATAATTGAACAGGTAAAAATAGAAAAAGAAAAGCAAGTTATAAATAAATTTAAATTATCTATATTGAGGGTATTGAACGAAGTCTATAATGAGGCTTGGACTGATATCAGCAATGAAGGACAATAAAATAATTTAATTAACTAAACATAACAATATGTATAAAATAATAAAAGTAAAACAATACAACGACGAGCAAGAACAAAAATATAATCAAGATGTAAACGACTGGAAACCAAACGAGGGAGGTTTTCCATTTTTACCAATGTATTTATTTATGAACGAGGAAACTGGGACAAAACATCACACTGGATATGTAGCAATTTTAGAAGGAGAAATGCATCTATATGCTAGAACTAAAGAAGAAGCAGAAGCAAGAATAAAAAGAGAAATAAAAAATAATCCTTATTTAAACGATAAAGAATAAAGGCGAAACTATAATATAAATAACTATAATTTAATTAACTATAATATACCATTATATAATAGTTAAACTAACAAAAACAATATGTCAAATAAAACTTTTATGGAAAAACAAATAGAAAAATTAGTAGATATATCAAAAGATATAGATAATTTTATAGGCGAACCAAAAGCAACTTGCTCACAAGAAGAAAAAGACTTGGTGGAAGAAATAACAGATAATATAAATATTTTACTAACTAACTACTAACAATATGAAAACAATAACAACAACAACAAAACTTAATTTATATGCTTTTAGAGAGCTTGATGAAGAAGCACAAGATAAAGCACTATATAACAGAGCTGAAGACTTAACTTGTATTAACTGGGACAACGAGGAGTTTATACCTGATTATATAGCAAGAGCTTTAAAAATTATAGGAAAAGATGACAACGAACTTTTAGCACAAGAGATTTTATCTTTAGGCGAAACTGATTTACTTTTAGAGCTTGACGAGGACGACGAAGTTTATACAAAAGAAGGAGAAAGATTTACTTACTAATTAACTAATAACAATATGAATAACACAAAAGAAACATTAAAACTAATATATAATGAAGGAATACCTGAAAAAGAAGCAGAAGAGAAATTGGAAGAACTAGAAAAAGAGGAACTAATTGACTTTATATTATGGAATTTTAACAGGGGAAAATTTACTAATTTATTTAACTAATAACAATATGAAACAATATAACTTAATATATAAAGACAATAATTTATTTATAAATGATATAAAAATAAACGATGAAATTTTTGAAAAAGAATTATCTGATTATAAAATAGAAGAAAAAGAAAGTATGATTGATAACCTTATTGATTGGATAAGTGAAGCAACAACAGACAAAGAAATGATGAAAGACGATTTAAAATATATTATGGAAACAGAAGAAAGAGATGACGATTTATTTTTCTCTTCTATAAGTACAAATAAGTATGTTTTTAAAAGTGATAACGAGGGGACTTTTAATGATATATGTCAAGAAATTTTAAAACTTAATTAACTAATAATAATTTTATGGCAATATTAACAGAAATACAAAAAGAAGCCTTAAAACACAAATGTCCAGCTTGTGGAGAAGGAGAACTCCACGAAGTAGAAGGAAATAGTTGTGATGAAAATGGAGAAGTAATTGAAAATTATTTATGGTGTAATAACTGCGACTTATCTATGGATAGTTGTGGGGGTTATACTAACTAACTAATAACAATATGACAATAAATTTATCAAAACTAGAAAAAGAACTAATAGAAGCAAAAAAACAAGCTAAAAAACAAGCTAAAAAACCTAAAAATAAAAGAATAGAAATACCATTTTCTGAAAGAGATTTACAGGACTTGATAAATGGGGAAACTTTTGACTGGGTTTTTAATGATGTAGAAATACACTTATTTAATGAAGATTTAACTAATTAACTATAACAATATGACAAAAATGCCTATGGACGAATTGTGCGAATTAGCACACGAAAAGCTAGTCAAGAAGTGTAAAAAATTAAATATAATAGTAGAAGAAGCACACGAAAATGGCGATATACACTATACAGAAGAAGCACAAGATATTTTTAATGTAATTTTAGACGAGCTTGATGACAAATATAATTTAAATAATAACTAAACTCCTATGGATAGACAACAAAAAAATAGACTACACCAAAAACAAAGGGAAACGATGGCGAATAAAGAGTATAATAAATATTTTGATATGTATATTTATAATATAACAAAATCAACTACACACGCTATTGTAGACAAGGAGATCATACTTCGTTTTGCTCAACTTTTTAAAAGTGAGCTTATGGATATGATAGAACAATTATATAACTTAAATAAAAATAACAAATAATAATATGGAAAATAAAAATGAAATAAGAACTTTAATAATTATTTTATTATCAGGATACTCCTTTTCTTTTATTATCTGTGAAATAATAAATAATTTAACTAATAACAAATAACAATATGGAAAACACAACAGAAAATATCTTTACTATTTATAAAATACATAAAGACAAAATGCTTTTATCTCCTAAAACAGGAAAACCTTATCTTAGTTATAATTCTATAATAGAATTAGCGACTAGACTTGGAGCAACAAAAACACCTAAGGGCAACTGGGAGATAACACAAGGAAATATTGATAGATGGAATAATGCTGTAAAAGTTATACAAGGATTAGAATAATAAATAATTATATGTTAGAACTAATATTTTATATTATTGTCTTTATTTTATGTATAGGGATACCAGCTTATATACATAGGAATGACGAAACATTTTAGCCCTTGACAAAACATTATATCTATGATATTATAATAATATCAAGATATGAAAATCTTGTCTGGGCTAATCGTATAACCCTAATGACATTTTCTTCAACTTCTTTACGACTGCTTGGACTTCCCTTCCTGTTATGAAAATTAACAGGAAGGCGAAGTAAAACATTATTTATTTAATTATATATCATGCTTTATATAAACATAAATATACCACCTAAAAATTTGTCTGATGAACACTTGAAAAGAGAACATGCTAATATAAAAAAAATTCCTATTTATTTTAGGAAAGTTATAAATAGCAAAGAGAAGTGGCGAAAATTGGATCAAATTAAAAAGACAAAAGAAAATCATTTGTATTTTTTCTTAAACAAACCACAATTTACGATGTCAAGATATTTAAAACTTCATACCGAATGTGAGAAAAGAGGATTTTATTTGAAAGATTATCGTGAGCAATGGGGGGTTTATGGGAATAAAAAATACTATGAGTGGTATAAACTATACAAACCGACCAAAAAAGACAAGGAAAAGGCTGTCAATCGCCTTGAACTTGATATAAAAACCATGATTGATAGAGAATTTTTAACTTATTACTCCTCACGATTAACCAAAGGCGGAGCAATAGACAAACTTAACAAATAATATATGATAATGACAACAATAATTTTAACAATCGCCTGTTTAGGAGGTTGGAAAGCAGGGGAAATCTTAGCAAAAATAATTGTTAAGATAATGAAAAGAAGAGAAGAAAAAAAACAAGAAAAAGGTATGGAAAAAAGATTAAAAGATTTGGAAAAAGAAGCACTTAAAATTAAATTTAAAGAAATATCAAAATTACAATTAAAAATTATTGGTATTGAACTTGATAGAGTGGGAGATATTAAAACAATAAACTTTATACTTGCTGATTTTAGAAAAAGATTGGAAGCTTTAGAAGGTAAAAAAAAATCTAAAAAAAATAATAAATAAATATATGTTTAAAAAAATAAAAGAAATAATAGTAAAAAAAGATTATGTATTTTGTGAAGATTGTGGTATAGCAATTAAGAGAGAAAAAGCATACGAGGTAGAAGAAAATTTTTATAGGAATATTCCAGGTGATATAAAAAATATGACTAAAAAATATTATTGTGAAAAACATAAAAAACCTTATGATTTTAAAAAACTATCTGATCCATTTTTTGGAAAACCAGAATATTATAAAACAATGATTGAAGTAGATGAAAAAGGTAAAGTAATCAAATAATATGTCAGCACTAGACAAACAAATAGGAGGAGGACATTATAAAGATATGGTAATCCAGCCAGTTGAATTTATCACTAAGAACAACTTAGGATTTATTGAAGGCTGTATCATAAAATACATTTCTAGGTATAAAGACAAAAATTGTGTAGAAGATTTAAAAAAGATTAAGCATTATGTAGATTTGTTAATTGAAATAAATTATAAATAATATGAACGAAAAACAATTACAATCTTTATATACAAAATGGATAAGAGAACAGATTGAATTAGGTAAAATGGAAACTTTTGTTTATGAATTGAAAATTAAACCACGAGGGAAAAGACTGAACTTTAAAAGCGATTTAAGACCACAACAAATACCTTCTCTTTTACAAACTAAACATTCATGTCTTTCACATAAGATTTCGGATTTTTCAATGATGGATTCTAAACCTTTTGATGGTTTTGTGGTATGTAGAGAACCAGCTTATTTAGTTGTTTGCTGGTATGAACCACGAAAACCAAAGATACTTTACCATCTGGATCCAGATATTATAAATGATATGATAAAAAGTGGTAAGAAATCTATAAGTGAAGATGAAGCTAATATTATCAAAGACTTTTATAAAATAATTTAATTATATGAGTAAAGAAATAATAATAGAACAAAAATTAAATGGAGAAATTATAACAACTATTGATGGAATTGTAGTAGAATATTTACCATCAAAATTTTTAAAAGAAGGAATGACTATAATAAAAAATTTTTACGTATCTTTTGATGAAGCAAGTATAAGATATGGGTGGTTTATAACACAAAAAGAAGAACTACCTAATTTTGAAAAAGAAAAGGAAATTGACGAAGATCAAGAATACGAACGCCAAAAGGATTTAAACGAAGAAGGTTTACTTAAATAATAAATAATACTATGGAAAATAAAATAATAGTTTTAGTAGGAAGTGGAAATAATGGAAAAACTACACTTACTAAAATGATAAAAGGTAAAAATGAAAAGATAAAAATTTACGAAGATTTAAACGAAGAAAATGAATTGGAAATTAAAAAAGATTTTGAAAATAATGATATTGAATTAGTTATAATAAATGTAAATGATGTAAAATCAATAACAGCAGGTATAAAAAGAAGGGCTTTAATATTTAATTTAGATAAAATAATTTAAATAATATGGAAATCACAAAAGAAGAAAAAAACCATATAATTATATGGAGATTATTAAAAAAAATAAGTGTAAAACACGGAGAAGGTTATTATTCTTTAAATATATCACCAAAAGAAATAAACACAGGATATTATTTACCTAAAACAGCTCATTCTAAATTTGATAATGAAAAAGAAACAATAAAATCATTAAATAATCTATTAAAAATTTCTACAATAGAATATAAAACTGATTTAGAAGGAATGGAAAAAAGATTAGTAGAATTAAAAGAAAAAAAAAGAGAAATTGATAAAACACTAAAAAATTATAAAAGAGATTATAATAAAGTAATCTCAAATTTAAATAAATAAAATATGAAAATTACAAAAGAAGAAATCTTGGAAAATTTAGACCAAGTAAAAAAATATATAAGTGAAATAGATAATAAACCAAAAATAGAAGAAGGAACAAAACATTGGTTTATAGATGGAGGAAATCAAAAAGGTTATACTTTTTGGAATAATGATAATTTTGATAAAGAAAGATTAGCAAATCATAATGTATATCTAAAAGAAGCAAACTGCAATAAACAAGTAGCTAAAAACGAAGCACTAAACAAAATCAAAACTTTCATAAAAGATAATTTTGAAGAGTTTGTACCTGATTGGGAAGTTGAAGATGAAAATAAATATAGTATATATTATGATTATAAAGATGAAGAATGGAGAATAGAATATAATCGTTATTGTAGAGAATTAACTTTATTACCCTTCCTAAAATCAGAAAAACAAGCAGAACAACTTGTAAAAGACTGCAAAAAAGAATTAGATATTTTAATTAAATAAATATAACAATATGAATCAAGGTGGAAAATTAGCTGGTGGAAATCCAGCAAGAGGTAGGGTAAAAAATGATTACTATGCTACTCATTCTGACAGTACAAAAGCCCTTTTAGAAGTAGAAGAAATTTTATACCCAGCCTTAGAACCTGCTTGTGGAGAAGGACATATAAGCAAATTATTATGTGAAAATGATACAGGTTCTTACGATTTAATATATAGAGGTTATGGAAAAGGTGGAATTGATTTTTTAAAACACGATTTTGAGTTTCCTTATAATACAGTAATTACTAATCCTCCTTTTAAATACTTTCAAGAGTTTGTAGAAAAAGCATTAAAGATAGCTAACAAGAAAGTTATTATGTTTGGAAAACTGCAAGCATTAGAAGGACAAAAAAGAGCAACCTTTTTAGAAACAACACCACTAAAGACTGTCTATGTTTTTAAAAAAAGACAACAACCAATGAGAAATGGAAAAGAATTAGATGATAATGGTAAAAAGATGGGTAGTACAATGGCTTTTGCTTGGTTTGTCTGGGAAATTGGATATGAAGGTAGTCCTATAATTAAATGGATTTAATATGACAGTAAAAACATTCGGCTATCTAATAAATAATTATAAATATCCTATTGATATAAAAGCTAAAACAGAAAAACAAGCAGAACAACTTATAAAAGACTGCGAAAAAGAATTAGATATTTTAATTAAATAAAAAATCTAGCAATTAAGCTGGGGTAAAAATAAATATATGGAAAAAAAATTAGTAAGAGTTTACACAAAAATTACAGTAAACCAAATTAATGTATTTGAATCAACTAAAACTGAATATCAAAATACAAAAGAAAAAGACGAAAAAGGTAATGATATTTGGAGTGACGTAGAAATTCCAAATCAAATAACTTTAAATGAAACAGAAGAAAAATTGTATGAACAGAAATTTGAAGAAGGAGATTTAAATGT